CCGCAGAAGATTTTGGAAGTTTAGCTTCATATAAACCATTTTCATCCGGTTCTGTTTCAGGAGTCTTGAAAGTTAATTCTTCAAGTAGAATACTTCTTTCAAATTTATTTCCTGTTTCAGGGTCAACTAAACTAAAATTATATTCTGAACCAAAAGACGTGTTTCTTAAAAAGATAAGAATTGCCTCAATATCACCCTCGAGCATGTCATTTGGGTTCATATCAGGTTCATATAGTTTACTTCTAACTAACCTTTGTATCATTTGTTCTCCTGAAATTTTACCTACATTAGCTAATAAATTTTCATCAGAAGCTGTCAAATATCCAACTTTAACACTCTTTTTTTTATTCTTATAATATTTTCCTTGACTTGGTAATGTTACTATATCGTGAGGTAGGTTAAAGTTTTCTTGTCCCGCAAATTGTTCGTTCATAATTTTTTTTTATAAAAAAAAATCCGCACAAAGTACGGATTTGTAAATAGTAATATATAAATATATTTTCGAAATTTTAATAAACCAAAACGCAATAGTCAGGACGTAGAGTTGCTTGGATTTTAGCAAGTCCGTCTTGACCATAGTCTAAGCTTTGGAAGTCTACATCGGTTAAGAAACATCCTTTCATTATCCATTTTTCAACAACAACTCCAGTTGGGTCAAGCATTTGTAGAGTAACGTCTTTCTTATAACCCGCAGCATATCCCATACGGCCTGTTACAGATTCAGCGTGTAAACGTACCCATTCCATGAGAGCTTGAGCTGCAGATGGACCGATAGGGTCACGGAATGTTACACTTATTGTATTCCAAGTATATCTACCTGCAACATAAAATTCCGTGTTTAAAAATGGAATTGGTGTCGAACCAATTGAAATTTTTGGTCTTGCCGTTGATTCCACGTACCATTCATTGATTCCTAATTCGGAGGGGAACGTAAGAATGAATCGGTTCACTCTTTTGGGTTCATAAGGAATCGGCATTTTCATTAGTAAATCAGCCATAATATTTTTGTTTTTTTAATTTTTTATTTTCTTGTTTTTATATAAATAGTTATGTTTTTAATTTTTTCTATTTACTTTATTTTTTTTTTAGTCAAACTTACATAAGTCTAGTATATAAATATCATCCCTCATATTTTTTCTTTTCTCCTCCATGTGTTGATACGAATTGGATTATATTTTCTGGTCTATCGGCAAGTTTTTTATGAGTAAATTCTAAATTTTTTTTATCGTCATCTGAAAAATATATTTTTGGTATAAACCTATTTGAAATTTTGTTTTTTAAAAAACCTTGTTTGTGTAAATGGTCCGAAATATATTTTATGTAGCCTTCAAACTCTTTTAAAGCAACTAATTTTCCTTTTTCGGGGCTTTGTGCCGAACCCTCTCCGAAAGTGACAGGGTAATATTTATTCATATCCATATAAGCATCAATCAATTGTTCGTCTGACATTTCGTCTTCTCCGGCTATATCTCTGAATTTTCGTAAATTTTTAGAAAGTTCTTTTTTAGAAATACCTTTGAAATTTAGTTCAATCATATTTTCTATAGCTTGTCTAATTACAAGTGGGGAATGTCCTCTTGCCGTAACTATAGAAAAAATTGAACCGTTATTAATTGCGTTCACAAAATCATCCCATGCTGGACCTGTTTTTCCTAATAATGAATCAATTATAAATCTTTTGTCCCCTTTGGTGGAGAAATATCTGAAAGGGTCTTTTGCAAACCCCTGAATCATTTTTCCCTTGTATTCAAATGGTTCAATACCAATTTTAGACCTGTATTCGGCAAAATCTTCTGTTGACATCCCAACTTCATTCTGATTGTCATCTAAAAGAATTATTTGGGTTGGCATTACCATTATATTATCATCCCAATCAAAAGCATAATACTCGATTTCAGGTGTTGTTTCCTCTCTAAAATCCTCAACTATAATAACTTTCATATTTTATAAATATATGTAAAATAAAAAACCCTCGGAAACGAGGGTTTTTAAATTAATTTTAATTTTTATTAAATGTTTTCGAAACTAGCACCTTGTGGGGTAATTACGAATTCAATATCAATAAATTCAAGAGCTTTAGTTGGCTTCAAGAATATACGTCCTGACATTTGATTCGAATCAAGTTCTTCAGGAGTACTTGAAACAGTAACACGGAAATCTGTAATACCTCTATCTCTTCTGATAGCATCTAAAATTGGGTTTACTGAATCCAAGAACTGTTGTCTTACAACTGCATCATTTTGTTCGAAAAGTAGTCTGATTGCAACGGCTGAAATAAGTTTACGAGCTTGTAACAGCAATCTTCTAACGTTTACTCTGTCTAATGGACTTTCTCTCAATTGAAGAGTTTTATTACCCCAAATTACAGTACCAACATCATTGAAAGTTGCAATTGGGTTAATTCTACCTTGATAAAGAGTATCTCTATCCAACTGTGTTAGTCTTCTTCTCGCTCTAACTGAATTAACAATACCTCTTGTGTAACCTGCGGTTGCAAACCAAGGGAATGATGTATTATCAGTAAGGGCTAAGTTTCTGCAAACTTCGGCAGTTGCTGGAATATAGATTTGGGTATTAAATACCGAATCTCTTGTTAATACCCAAGGATAATAAGTTACTGTATAGTTCGAATCGATGTTTGTATCATATAAGAAATCAACAGCATCTTGCGGGTATATAAAGTTATCCATAGACAAAGACGGTTGTAATAAGTCAAAGTCAGGTGTTGTTGTTACATAAATTGAATCCGCCCTGTCAGTTTCAACCATATCAATAGAATATCTAACCAAAGCTTCGTTATTTAAGTAGTCAATACCTGGAGTTGCAAATACATTGATATTAATGATTGCGGGATTATTAAAAGTCTCTATACCCAATCTGTAAGCGTAGTAGTCTGTATTAGCATAATCAGTTGTATTGTCCTCAACAGTTATCTGACGGAATGCTCCCCATCCAGTTGCGTTAGGGAAAGGTTGACAACCTTGTCTAGCACCAGCCAAATATCCTCCCTTACCAAGTTGGAATTCGTCGGTGTTAGTCCTTCTCTCTCTATAAATGTCCCACCCATCAAAACCACCATAAGGTAATACCGTAAATTTACGAGAAAAAATACGGTAATATACTTCATTGGAATTTAAAGGTTCTACATTAAACTGTCCAGCCCCAACTTCAAAAGCTGTACTTCCGCTGTTAGAATAAATAGAAGATATTGTTACAACTGTTGCCCCACTGTCCATATGGAAACCTTTTGTTTGAATTGTCCAATTTTCATAACTTTGTTCAGTACAGGTAAATCCGGATGGAGTTTGTTGACCCTTATATGCGAATAAATTAACGTCTTGTCCTATTGAGGTAGAAAAACCTAAATAAGACCTTCTCGCGTTTTCTCCATTACTTATAGTAGAATTATCATCACCACTATTAAGTCCAAATGGAGGGTTATAAACTACTTCACCTGGTGTATAATACTTAGTTTTATAAATTGGGAAAGGAGGAGCAACATCGTAAGGGGCTGTTGAACCGCTATATGTACGAATTAGGTATCCCTCAAATCCGCAGGGTAGGGAGTCTGCTGGTGCATCGGGATTTAATTGTAACATTATATACTTAGAAATAATTTCATACTGACCGTCCGCACTACCAACTTTTTTTCCAACAAAACTATTTGAGGATGGGTCCATAGTACAATTAGTATATTTCTCTAAAACAACAGGAGATGCGTCAGTATCGAAATAAGACCTAACCAATAAATCAAAAGTATTTGTCTCAAATGACATATTTGCCAAAGAAACTTTTACATCAGTATTAGAAGCGTTACCATCACTTATTGTGATATATTTAAATAACTGATAAACGGAGTTACCACGTAATTCAGAAACCACCCAAGGAGATGACGCGCTTTGGTATCTTTCCAAGTAATTTGCTATCGAAGTTTGGTCCAAACTTTCGGCTGAAGGTAAAGATAATAGAACTGGTCTTAATCCACGTATATAACCTTTATTATAACCATATGATATTAAAGTAGAGTATTGTTCTTCTACAAAAATAGGAAAATCAGTCCTCTCTTTTTCAAAATTACCCTGACCTAAAACTTTTGATATGTAATTGGCTTGAGACCCATCAAATGAAACTTCAAAAGAAAAAGAAACAGAATTAGATTGAACACCAGATAGTGCAAAAGTTGCGTAAGGATTAGAAGATATGTTAGAATAAGTTCCAGCAGTTACTAATCCTACATCTGTTAATCCTGTGACTTGGTAAGAAGGTCCACTCGAAGTTGTAGAGTATTCAGTTATACCTCGCGAACGTAAAGTTGCCGCCACCACATTGTTATAATCAGCATAAGCGGTACCGTCCCATTCGAACAAATCACCCACTAAGTCACCTGCATATGTACCATCACCGTTATCAACGAAATTTATAATATACATAAACATTGAAGTTCCTTCATAGATATTAGCAGAAGTATTTTCAAAAGTTGAGTAGTACCAAACCTGATTTTTATCGTCAGTCAATGTTATTGCACTAAACGATAACTGAGGAAGTGCATATGAATTAGTTACTACGTTGTAAG